ACTCCTTTCTTATTCTCTTACTGTAAATTTTGCTGCACAGGTATAAGCTGCGCTAAATAAATTCCCTGTCTGGAAATAGGTATTATTCCCTTCATATCTTACACTTACTATATCTCCAAAAAAAGTTCCATGTCCAAATCCTAAAGTACGGTCAGCTAACAATACATTTTTAGCTCTGCATACTAAATCATTAGCTTGCTGATAACCTTCTTGAGTATCAGTGTTGTAAATTACACTTATAACAACGATTTCCAAACTCCAAGTTTCATAACAAACCCTATTCCCTTCTTCCATCGTCCCCGTACTTTGCATTACCCACAATGCAGGAGTTTTCGGTTTCATGGAAGTTTTGTTTCCGATTATCAAACTTTTGACATCACTAAGTTTCCCGCCGTCGATGTTTATTTTAGCTTTTAAGGTTGACTCAATAGCATTCATTATGTCATTAATTGCGTCCTGTAATGTTTTAACTTCCACCTTCTACCTCCTTCTGTGCTTTCCGGATAAATTCATCTATACGATTAACTCCTCTTTGGACTCCTCTTTCGTGGTATGGATTCGGTTGCTGTCCCTGAACGGTTACGTGCTTCGCAAAGACTTCATGTCCATTCCAGACAAAATGCAGACATTGTTTAGTCTTGGGGTAAATTGTATAAGGTGTTCCTTTTTCTCCATATACCCCAGTTCCTAAAGCTACATACAAGGCATATTCGGGACCGTCGTAAATAGAGTATTCCCAGTCATTTACCTTTTTGCGTTTCCATTTCTGGAGTCGCCCTTTATCCACTGGACTCTCATCAATAAACCCTGCATGGATTTCCTGCACCAAATATTTAAAACTTCTTTTCCCTATTTCTTCCGGGACTTTGGTTAATTTTTCTAATTGTTTCTGGTCTATCTCTAAGCTATAACTCATTTATTTTCCCTTCTACTCTCGAGAAATTAAAGTTCGGTTTTTTGGCATACATTCTAAGTTCAGCTTTTAATTCAGGTGTGAGTATCTGGTCTACTACTAAGGTTGCATTTAGGTCTTCAATCCTGATTACTGGACTTTCTCTGTTTAAATAAGCTAATTTCACCATATTGGCACAAGCCCTCATGGCGATATTATGTATGCCTTCTGGAATAACTTTTGTGTAGACATTCCCTACATAGAGATAATTTCCAATATTGGTTTGTTTAATTCCGATACTCTTAATACTACTTAGACTGGTGTCCATTCCTAAATAACTCCTGCATTTTTTCCATTCATATTGATATAGTAAAGACAAGTCTATGGTCTTAACGATATTCGAACATTCCTCGTCATCTGATAATACGATTTTTAATTCTCCGTTTTTAAGGTCACGGTCATAAGACATTACATCTAAATCTAATGTTTTTGCTTTACTAAGGTCTTCATTTACCGCTGTATAAGCTATAAGTTCACCAGTACTGGTAATTGTCCATTCATTTACTGCATAAACATCTCCATAATAAGGCATAATATTGGTTTCATAAGTATCTAAAGTCGTTATCTTAACGGTACAATTTACTCCAGTCCACTTTTTTTCGGCATTGGCTAAGATTAATTTATCCCCAAAATCCAAATCCCTGATTAAGTCCCTGCCTCGATTGCGGTCAATTAAACTCTTAATTTGTTTTAAGTAATTCCCTACTAAGGTTTCGAGTTTTGATTCACTATCGAGTCCTAAATGTTCGTAATTTACTCCGCTATATTTAATTACATCTTCAACAGTAGAATAATATTCCATTATTCCTCCTTGTGAACTCGGGTATGGTGCATTCTCAAGGCTTTTTCATTGTCAAAAAACTTATGGCATATCGGACACTCGAGTTCAACCTTTAGAATATTAAGATGTCTTGCCGCTTTAATTAGTTTGTATTCACTTTCATTAATTATATAAGTTACAGTTTTTTCTGATGGATAACCGTGTCTTCCCCTGCTTATTTTTTCGCCTTTTTTGTTATAGACTGTTACTCTCATAATCCCTCCTGAATATATAAAATTTTTAATCCTACATGAGCCTTAATTTCTTTCCATTGAGACTTAGTTACTGTAAAAGGCTCGGTAGTTGAATAAGGCTCGAATATCTTATTACCTCTCTCAATGGGAGTTGGTCGTTTATTTGTTACCTGAATTACCATGTCGTTTTTATCCCATACAGGTATTTTTACTTTCGGCAAAAGTTCAATTTTTTTTCTATCCTTTAAAGCCTTGTTCACTACATTTTCATATTTATCAAGGTCATTATCCATTACATTTTCATATCGCATTTCATCGGTAATATTTAACTTTTCAAGTCGTTTAGGGAGATTACTTAAAGTCCGATTGCTTAGACTTCTTAAAACTACTCCCCATTTATTGCGGTAGATGTTCATTCCTTTGCCGCCCTGAAAACCTACAGTTGGGATTCCCGCCCCTAAATAATCCCAACATTTATTTCCGATACAATTTTGAGTATAATTATAGGCATTTTCAGGGACGTCGATTTTATTGTAGCCATGAAATCCTGCTGTATATTGGCTTAATTCTTTTAAGATATTTTCAGCTTTTATGGTGTTGTGAACAATACATCCTATATCTCTATATTCGGATAAATTCTTATAGATTGCCGGATAAATATGAACTTTCCACCCTGCCTCAATAAACTTTTTAAATATCTCATGATATGCTCTGTATCCATAAGGTGTTTTTCTGCTATTCCAAGAATTCCCAATTCCACCTGCATATACTAAATTCAATCCCTCAAGTTTCGGTAAAGGTTCGAATCCTAAATCTTTTTTCAAAGGTCTGCTATGTATAATTTCATAATAAGGTAATTTATAACCTTTCTCTTTACAGTACTGGACATGACCATCACTGGTAAAAATAATTGCACTTGCTTTTTCAATTTTGTGTTTATCTTTATCTTCTGAATGTCCGTTTCTCATACTAAATATATCATTTTCGATTAGTATATAAGGTAATTTGAATCTTAGAGCTAATTCATAATCACGCCTTGCGTCTCCCCTTACTACCATAAAATCAGGTTTTGTTTTTAAGTATTGAATAGTTTGGGATATACTGTTTTTTACTATAGTTCCACCAAAGTTCTCTTTCATTAATTGAATATTTTTATAAGCTGTCCCAACTTCCCAACGGGTAATTAAATATAATATATTCATTTATACCTCAATCCCAAAATGTTTTAAGATTTCTTTCTTGCCTTTGAATATCTCTTTTACCTGTTTTCTTCCCGGAGTATCACTATCATGAAATCTACATTCGTTATTTTTTTGGTGTAATACATTCAGATAATTATAACCATCTAATAATTCATGTTTTAATTTAATCGCCCCGCCATGTCCATTCTTCAAGAAATATCGTTTCCCTTTTCTGTATTCCTCTGTATCATAAATTAGTGTGTAACTTTGCGGAGATTTATACCAAAAACTTGCTAATCGTTTATTCACTGCATCGTAGTCGTAACAATGCTGACTGATTAAAACTTCGGTATCTTTTTTCTTCGGATAATTGTGTAATAAATCTATGAAGTTTTCTTCATAGCAATCATCTGAATCCATTCTTACTAAATAAAGCCAATGGTAGTCATTGACATCAATATGCCTTCTTATAGAGAATCCATAATTATTTGCTACTACACAAACATTCTTTGGTAAGTTTTTTAATTCTTTCTGGATTAAAGAAAGCGTCTCCTCTCTTACTCTCAACATAGCAGTAAAATATTGGTTTGTCTGATTGATAAGACTTTTTAAACAATATGCCCTAAATATACTTAACCGATATTTTATCCATTTCTCGCTTAATTCATTTTCCTTATTAAAGCCCTGAATATTAAAAGGTATCTGAACGATAATTTTTTTATTCACTATTTTTCCTCCAAAAACAAGTCTTTATATGGTCTGGTTCACAATCCCATTCTTCTTCATGTAAAGGAATCAAGTTATATTTATTCACTGTACCTTTGCTATTTTCATAAGTCAATGCACTTCTGGCAACTGACTGCCAATCATGTACTGCTATAATAGAATCCTTTTTTATTATTCCAGTAAAAAACTTAAACTCCTCAAGTTTGTTGCCTCCATCACAAAAGAACAATACAGGAACATCAGTGTATTCTTTTATTTCGTTAATACTTTCTTTTAAAAAATAATCTCTTGCAATATATTTAATATTAAGTAAATCAAATAATTTCGGTTTTTTATAAATAAACATCCCCTTGTTTGCTTTTGCAAATGGTTTCAGGTCATATGTTAGCAAAGGTTTTAAACTTCTTTCATAACATTCCAATCCTAAGAATACAGATAAAGCCCCCGCACCTGTACCGATTTCAACAATACCTTTAATTTGCGGGTTTTCATTCAGCACCTCATCTATTACCTTGTATAACCAATAAGTGTGCCTTTGCTTTATTCCTAAAAATGTTCTGTACCATCTATTATATTCTTTATCCATTTAATTCTTCCTTTGCTTTATCCCAGAGTTTTCCAAGTTTCTCACTCCAATAATTATTTAAAGTAATCTCCATTCCCGGATGTGGAGTAATTTCTCCAAAATAAACACCATTATAAGTATCGTATAAATCAATCCTCACAAAAGGATATTTGACTGCCTTACTTAATTTTCTGGCTGCATTTAATAATTCTTCTTTATGTAATGGCTCTGGTAATTTATTGTTAATCAAGTATGTTCTGGCTTTTTTATGGACATTTACATTTTCCCAGTTCTCATCATAAAACTTTGTAGATTTCGGTTTATTTGCACGATCGTACTGTCTAATCAATCCTATTCTTCCATTAAAGGTATATATTTTCCAATCGTAAGGTATTGGGTCATTAATTAATTCTTCAATCCATAAACCTTCTGAATGATTGCCCGACTTAAACTCATTGATTATTTCGTCTTTGGTTAAAATCCTATGCCTTAAAATATCCTCATATTTATTCCCAAACTTATAGACTAAAGGAAATACTCCGCTTTCTGAACAACCTTTTTGTGGTTTAATAGTGAAGGTATAGGGCAAGTCTTCCCAATTGACATCTTCAATCCTTTTGTAAATCCCATAAATAATAGTTGTTCTAACTCCGTTTTTACTGGCTAATTTATGCCCCTTTAATTTGTAGCCTATATCATCAATCGGATTTTTCTTTATTCCTGACTTATGGTCTTTGATTGACTTTTTTAATTTTTCTTCATAGCCCATTTTTTAATCCTCAATAAATTTTCATTTAAACATACTGCAGTTTCCAGTAAACTCATTTGGCAGTTATATATTTTCCCTGTTTCAGCCATAAATTCACTATCTTTTTTTAAACACTTTCCACTTGCTCCTCTATAACCATCTTTCCCCGCTATCAAGTGTCGTTCATTTATGTTCTGGTCAAGTTCGAATACTTTATAGATGTTCTTGTAGTCGGCTTTCAGTTTTTCAGCTAAATCAAACAATTCTTCGGCAAACACTACCTTGATAGTCGCTAAACTATTTAGAGCTAATTTGGCAAGTTCGGCTTCTATCGGTTTAACCTGTAAGATATGCGAGCATTCAAAATAAACTGAAAGCAACCTGAATATACCATCCTGCTCTGTTCCTATTATTACTTTGTCGGGATTCAAAGAGTCGTATTCAGCATTCCATTCTCTTAGGAATTCGGGCATAAAAACAAATTCCCGATTATACTTTTTACCTAGATAATCAGTAGTACCGGGGATAACAGTAGTTCGTATTACAAAAAAGCATTTCTCATTTTGTTTGACTAATTTTTCTACGAGTTTTTCAAGATTTTCCATTGAGGGACTGGTCTCATTAATGCAGATAAATATAATATCACAATCTGACAGGTCATCATTGTGATTTTTAGGAGGGTCAAGAATAAATAAATTACTCTTGCCCTCCAATCTTTTTCTGGTAGCACTACCAACAAAACCATTCCCTGCTATTCCTATATTTAGCATGGCTTTCCTTTCTTTATTTAGGATGCAGGAGTGGAGGCGTCTTTAAATGCTACAACTACTGCATTTTCGTCTTCATAACCAGCATCAACTTCAAGTCCGAGTACGAAATCAGTACGTCTTTCTTTGGCTTCTCTTTCTCTCTCGATGGTTACTCTATGGAATACACCCCAAACATGGTTGTTTGGATAACCGAGTATTGCTACATCTCCAGTTCCACCTTCACCAACAGAAGTTGCCCTTGCTAACATTGGCACTACTTGAATTGGAATACCCTTATATGCTAATGGACTATTGCCAGTATAAGCACTATCCCCTAAAGCAGTACCACGAGTTTTTAAGAGGTCACGATAATCGTTTGCCATATCCCAAGTTACCCAGAATCTCCACTCGTTTATGTTAGATAGATATTCTTTTGGCATAGCTGATAACATTGCATTAAACATATTTTCCGGATAAGTATCTGCTGAAGGGTTAAAGTCTGAACTATCCCCACCATAAATTTTGTTTTCCGCTAATTTTATCCAGCCATCAGTTTTGCTTAATACATCATCATTACTATAAAGAATATCAGTATCGGCAAACAATGCTAATTCCTCTAAATCCCTACCAACTGCTTCACCTAACAAGTCAATCATGGTGTTTTCAAATGCTTCTTTTTCGATATTGCGTCTTAAAGCGTCATCTCTAAGTGAAGCGATAGCAATAAATTCACTGGCAGTCAATACGTTGGTATTAGTGGTTGGTTTAGCAAAATCAGAAGTAGCCAAACTTCTATTGTCACCGCTTGTATCTTTACCGCTCTTTAGCACTCTGCCAGTAAAAGATATTCTATCGATATGTTTAATATGTGAGCTCATTGGAGAATATCTTGCCTGTGGGAGTACTACAGTTTTTGATTGCATTTTCCTTACAAATCTGGCTAACTTTTCTGGTTGCAATACGGCATAACCAAAGTCATCTATTTCAGTTATTCCGCCTTTCATAGCTCTATCTATTAGTTCTAATAGTTGTTCATTTTTATACATTATTATTCATCTCCTTTCTTTACTGCTCTTCCATAACTATCTCTATTTAAATCTTTTAATTGGTCTTTTTCGGTGTACTCTTTTTTGTCGTCTCCGTCTTCCTGTCCTTTTTCGGCTTTGGATTTACCCTCTTTTTCCTTTACTAAAGTTTCTACCATTTTTTGTAGTTTTTCATTTTCGGATTTTAAGGTTTCCAGTTCCTTATTTGGCTCTTTGTCCTTATTTACATTTTCGTCGTTATCTTTATTAACATCATCACCTTCATCTGGTTTATCCTTATTGACATTATCCTCATCGCCCTCATTGTCTTTGTCTACGTCTTCGTCTGATTTTGTTAATTTCGCCATACCTTCGGAAATCGGTTTTAGCTTTTCGTCTAATCTCTCATCTATCATCTTTAAAACATCTTCTTGTTTCATATCTAATTCATCTCCTTTCGAATTTTTTGCATATTTTTCTTTCCTTTCGTTATCGGCTTTACTGATTAATTTCTGTAAGGCTTCAATGGCTTTCTTCAGGTCATTATAAGTTGATTCACTGATTGAACGCCCTGCTTTTTCGGTCATATCTTTTAATTTGTTTGCGGTGTCTTCTATTTGCCCGAAATCATCTTTCTGAAAAAACTTTACCATTTTACTCCATAAGGTATCCTCCTGCTCTTTTTGTTTCACGGCAAAGAATTTTGCCTTTGGTACACATGGTTCATCTACCAAACTGACAAACGGCACAATCCAGTCTTTTCCTAAATCCCTGATTAATACTCTTTTTAGAGAACTTTGGAATTCTTTATTGACTGATTCACCATCACTCACTTTTTTCATAATTGCTTTAAGGACATTATTCTGAATTCCCATAATAGAAAATCCAGTAAGTTTGCCTTCTTCAACTTCTTTCCATGCTTTGTCATTGGTGATTTTCCCTGCTAATATCCAAGTTCCTTTTGGTAGTTTGGTTTTTTCAGTCCCGATATTAACTTCCCAATCAAAAGGCAAAATAAAACTTTCTACTGGTTTGGCTACATTGTTCATTCCATGCATATAGTCTATGTTACCATAATCTTCCATCCACTTATGGGCAACTTGTTCTATTTCGGTTTCACTAAGTAGTTTTTCGCCTTTGTCAAAGTCATGGTCTGGCTCTCCGGGAACGAGGACTGCAGCATAGACTATTCTCTGTTTTTCTTCCTTTTTAAATATCGGTCCAGTTAATTCTGCGCCGCCAAGTCGTTTTTGAATATAGACTAAATCAACTTCTTTAAGTTCTCCTACTATTACATTGTCATTGTCAAAAGAATATTCGCCTTCATAATATTTACCGTTTCCATATTCCTGCAATATAACGGCATCATCAAAAACATGAATTATCATCATATTTCCATAAGTTCTTTCAAATGCTCTACGGACATCATTAATTTTTTGTTCTAATGATTCTTTGGCATTCTGGTCTTTCTTTACATCCACATCTTTTTCTCCTTTCTTTAATGATTTTTCTAATTCTTTTTCGCTCGGCCACTCTCCGGTAATTTCATGATGTAGCCAAGAACAAAACGCTTCTGGATTTGTCTTATCTTGATTCTGTTCTACGCAATCCTGAAAATCAGCATAATCTCCAAATGGCATATATTATCATCTCCCTTCATATAAAAATAGAGCCTCTCAAAAAGCTATCTGGCTTTCAAAGAGGCTCTGTTGTAAAGGAGGTTAAAAAATGAAAAGAATGGACATATTGTCCTTCGGGAATATTCGATTGTCAATTTACTGACTTAATTTAATTCAATTTTACCTTTAAATATATTCTTTGTCAAGGCTTGTTCTTTTAGGTCATATATCAGAATATGATGTTTATTAATACAGGAGTTTCTGGTGCATTTAATCTCTATATATCTATTGTCGATTATGGAAAATAACATCTTATTGCAATTAGAACATCGGATTTCTTTTTTCATTTATGCTCCTTTAAATAATGGCTCTGGTGTCGCATTGACACGCTTACGAGCTGTTTCACAATGTTTATCTGATAATTCTATGCCTATAAAATTTCTATTATGTTTCTTACAAACTGCAGCAGTAGTTCCACTACCTATAAATGTATCTAATACAATATCATTTTCATTTGAGCTATTTAAAACCATTTTTTCTACCAATTCCTCTGGTTTTTCTGTATTGTGTCTTTTGTTTTTTAGGGTAAAGTTCATTGGTTTAATTCTCCAAACATCTCTTTCCCTTGCACTAAATTTTCTTTTACTTTTTTCTTTTAATCCGTAGATAATAAACTCGTGAGAAAACCTATAATGAGAACCTGCTTTTATCCATTCATAATCCCATACAATACAATTTTTAATTATTAATTTATCAATAATGATAGGATATAAAAAGGGATATGTTCTCCAGTCAGTATTAATATAAAATTCCCCATCATCTTTTAACACTCTTTTAATCTCGTTGAAATAAATATCAAAAAAAGGTTTTATAAGGTTATTATCTAACCATTCTCCCTTTTGTCCATTGCTTGTAGTTCCTATGCAAAAAGGTGGGTCAGCTATAACAAGGTTGATTGACTTATCAGGGATAAACGGCATTACATCTAAACAATCACCTTGAATTATTTTGTTATGAAAGTCATCAGGATAATTCATTCATACTCCTATCTTGGTGGGCAAACTCCCGTTGGGCAATCTGGATTTTCTATTTTCCTTTCAGGTCTTGGCATATCATTCTGGAGTTTTCTAATTATAAACAATATTAATTCATTCCGCTCTTTGCGTTTTTGATTTCCATTTATCATATCTTCATCATATAACATATTCTTCAATAATTCGATAGCTTTCGAATGCATTATTTACCTCCGTATAATTATTTTGATTTCTTAAATAATCTACTAATTTTGGTAATGTCCTATATTCAGTTACCCAATATTTTTCTTCATACATAGTTGTTTCAGTTATTTCCATTTTATTCCACCTTTATTAAATCACTTTCATAAAAATAAGGTAATTCTGGGGCTGTGTAACCTTCTGGGA